TTACCTTTTTTCCTTGCTTGCATTTTCCCTATCCCCTTCCTGACTTCCGCTTTTACTTTTCAGAACCTCAACCGCTTGCCGGATCACTGGTGGAATTGGCGCTCCAAGCCTGCCTCCATTCTCAAGAATCGAAAGCAGCTCATTTGCCATATAAAAATAGGCGACCGCATCCCGGAATAGGTGCGAATCGCCTAAGACTCCATCAATTAGATGGGATACTGCTACCATTGCAAAAATAAATACCTTTCGAGCTATACCGATAAGACCAATCTTACTTTTTAAACCGGGTCCGGTCCCCTTCTTACCTTCTGCGCCAGCGGCAAATAATCCAGTCACATAATCAATAATGACCAGAGCAAGTAACACCCCCAATACTCCCGACCACCCACCGTAAAAATACGTCACAGCGCTGCTTCCTAAAGCAGTACTGAACTTAAAAACCTCCCACTTATCCACCTTACTTCCCCCGTCTCTCCGTTCAGGAAACTTTTCCTGAGCTATCATCGTCTACTTTCTGTTCCTTTTCTTCTTGGGTCTGTATCTCTGCTAATGCATTCCCTACAGCTATATCCAACCCCTTAAGTATTTCTTTACGTTTATGTGGCTGTGAAGCAATTACAGCGGAAATGACCTCAGTCAAATCCTCAACAGGTCTGGTTAGATCTAGTTGTATATCCAATGTAGATTTTATTTTTGCCATGGGTTTCATCACCTCCTTGGACAGCAAAAAAGACACCTTTAACTTACAGATGCCTTTGATTGTTCCTTATTATAAATTTTCAAAAGCCATTCACGACCTAACTGAGTAAATCTACGGTGATAGATCACTTTTCCGTTATCAAGAACTTCTTGTTTGATTTCAACATAACCACAATCTGCGTATCTGCTGTACAGTAGCCATGTATCATTCTGTCTGAATTGAATCTTTCGATTGCCTAAATCATGGTTAAGCGCAATTGCTGACTTAAATCCGAGTTCCTTGGCAATCTCCGTAGCCGTATACGTTTTGTTTACATGCATTAGGATTGCATTTGTCCTTTCCGCCTGTACTCTGGCAGCGCGTTCTTCCTTGAGCTTAGTAAGTAGTTCAATTCCAAAGTCAGGATTATTAAGGATATTATCAATCACATTGTCCGTAGCATATATTCCATGCTTCCTGATTGACGGCAGTATTTCATCAGCTACCTTGGCCTGAAATGCTTCAGCTACTTCGTTTCTTGCCTTCATCGCCAAGCGGTAAAAGATGTTTTCAGGAATATAATCCCCTTTCCCAGCTTGTTGGGAAGAATCAGCGTCCCCACTTGTGGGGATGAACCCAAATTCCGACAAGTGCTTATTTACTCTCTCCCAGCGCACAACCTCATTTCCACTCGCAGCTCTTTGAGTAAAACCCAACCCGCGAGAAACATCTTCTAAATTCAATTGCGCCGTGCCGTTACCATCAATAAACCCTCTTACTCCGTGAATTGTAAGTATATCCATTACTGATCTCACCTTTCTTTGCACGCAAAATAAGCCCCTGAGTTATCAGAGGCTTTCATACTTATATCTTAAATTGGTTCTGCTGCTATAACGCTACGGATTTTAAAAACCCATATGTTATTAAGCTAATACGAACGAGCAGGATAGTTGAATAACAGTAATCAACCTAAGGAGCATGTCGACCTACGAACGAGACTACGCAGGTTGTAGTTAAATTACCATTGTGATAAACTGAATGTAATTTGATGATGGGAGTTGAACGGATACATGTAGGACTTTCTTGCTTCGAGATCACGAAAAGAACGGACTCAGCGATCGGCTGTGGTCGTTTTATTTCATCTCTGCAAGAAAGCTCTGCGTTTCGTTTGCGCTCCCTCTCCGGACAGTCATACGGCCCCTTGGAATGGGGCCGTATTTCCTCGTATGGATTAGAGCCGCAAGAAAGCACCTTTCTTGCGGCTCTTTTTTTATTTCCAAACGAAAGGATGATTGCCATGCCCGCCATTCAGGTGACCAATCTTACTTTTGCCTATCCAGGCAGCTATGACCCCATATTCGAAAATGTTCATTTTCAAATTGATACAGACTGGAAGTTGGGCTTTACGGGGAGAAACGGTCGGGGGAAAACGACGTTCTTAAACCTGCTTCAGGGGAAGTACGAATACAGCGGTACGATCTCCACACCAGTCGCCTTTGATTATTTTCCGTTTCCCGTCGAACATCCTGAGTATTTGACCTTAGACGTCGTCGAAGAGATCGTGCCAAACTATGAGAACTGGAAGTTGATGCGCGAACTGAACCTGCTTAAGGTTTCAGAAGACGTGTTGTACCGGCCATTCGAATCGCTGTCCCAAGGAGAACAGACGAAGGTATTGCTGGCCGTGCTATTCATCCAAGACAATCGATTTCTGCTCATCGACGAGCCGACCAATCATCTCGACTTGCACGCACGCAAGCTTGTCGCCGATTATCTGAATACGAAGCGCGGTTTTATTCTTGTTTCACACGACCGGGCTTTTCTCGACCGCTGCGTGGATCATATTCTATCGATCAACAAAACGAATATCGAAATCCAAAAAGGCAACTTCTCCAGCTGGTGGACGAACAAAACTCGCCAGGACACGTTCGAAATGGCACAAAACGAAAAGCTGTACAAAGACATACAGCGTTTATCAGCTTCTGCTAAACGTACTAGCGGCTGGTCTTTCGAGACCGAAAAATCAAAAAACGGCACACGAAATTCCGGTTCCAAGCTTGACAAGGGTTACGTCGGGCATAAGGCAGCGAAAATGATGAAACGCTCGAAATCCATCGAACAGCGGCAACACGCCGCTTTAGAGGAAAAATCGAAACTGCTCCGAAATATCGAACAGTCAGAAAGCCTTGCGATCTCTCAGCTCGTGTATCCCAATTCGGAACTGGCGATACTGGATCACGTCACGATTTACTACGGGGAAAGAGCGGTTTGCAAGAACGTTAGTCTGACGATCGAACCAGGAGATCGGATTGCAATTTCAGGTCCAAATGGTTCAGGTAAGTCTAGCTTGCTTCGCCTGCTCAACGATGAGGCGCTACACTATACAGGAACGTTTCAGCGGGAGCCGCAGCTTCGCGTTTCCTATGTATCCCAGAATACTTCTCATCTGCGAGGAACGCTTTCCGATTATGCAGCAGAGCACAGAATTGACGAAAGCTTATTTAAGGCCGTGTTGCGTAAGCTAGATTTCGCCCGCATCCAGTTTGAGAAGGATATATCGACGTTTAGCGGCGGTCAGAAGAAGAAGGTTCTAATCGCGAGAAGCCTATGTGAGGAGGCTCATCTGCATATTTGGGACGAACCGCTCAACTTTGTCGACGTGATTTCCCGGATGCAAATTGAAGAGCTGCTGCTTGAGTACACGCCGACCATTGTATTCGTGGAGCATGATCGGGAATTTCATGACCGTGTCGCTACGAAAACGGTTGAACTCGGTGGGGATTAGAATTTTACAAAGTGACTTGGAGTAAGACATGATTTCAACGACAGAAAGCTTTGCACAACAACCTTTATGAAAAGGGAAGAGATTGACTAAAGGGACACAATAGTTCAATAAAAAAACGGCAGTCTAGGATTTTATTTTCTCGTCCATAGCTGCCGTTTATTTTGTTTGAGTGCAGTCTAACACTAATTCCCTTATATAAGAGTAAGAGCCCTCTGTTTAAGAGGGCTTTTGTGTATACAGTATATAATTTGTTTATTACTAGGTTACTACGGATTATTTCTTGCTTGAAAGAGTTTTATCAATCTCTTCAATCTCTTTTTTTGATTTTTCTATAATATTTTCAAGTTGAGTGATTTGATCTTTATATCCTTGAATCTTTTGGTCCCCGATGGACAAAAAGCGTTCATCAGATACTTTTTCTCGGCTTTTTTGTGCAGTTTGGAGGTTTGCTAACTGATCCTCAATTCCTTTTTGTGTGGTAGTAATTGTTTGTTCCAATTCTTTTTTTCTATCCAATAGCTTTTGTTCATACTTGTTGTTGCTGTCATCCGTCGAAGTCGCAACTGGCGCAACATTTTCTTCAGAAGATGTATTTGAGTTAGTAGTAATTTGAATCGTTTTTCCGTCCACCTTTAAACCAGCTCCTAAAGAGTCGGAAACGGCTCGTAAAGGTACATGTGCTTTTCCGTCAACAACAATCGCATTTTCAACGAGCGAATTGCCGTTAACCTTGACAGCATATTCCCCAGCGACCTTCTCCCCGACCAAAGATTTAATTTGATCCGCAAATGCACTACCAGCCGTAGCAACAACTGCACCGATCAACACACCACTAAGTAAATAAGACCATTTTTTCATGAACCGTGCCTCCTATGTAGTATATATGCCCTAATATTACCATCAGTAGAAGGTGCAGTAAACATTATGCTGACGAACTACTTGAGCTTCCTCCAGCTGGTATATTTACCGTAGCTACAGTACGGGCGGCACTGTACAGTTTCAAGTTTCGGCTTGACGGATCGAATGATGCGTTTGTAATCATATCAGTGAATAATTCACTATAAATTTCTGAGATTCGCTTATCAATATCTGATAATTTATCAGACAAACCAGATATACTCTGCATTTTTAAATCAAGTCCGGTCACAGTTGCGTAATTGAAATCAACTTCCCCTTGAAAATACGTAGCATCGTCTACGGACCGAATAATAATAGATGCCATGTTTCCTAAGTGAAAGCCCTCTGAATCCCCATAAACCGATCCCCTTGGGCTACCATTGTCCATAAACAGCAAAGCACCTCCGTCTCCTGATTGCCCCAAGGAAATAGCTTCCCCGCCAGATGAGTTATAGGCTGTCAATCCGGTAGAGTTGATTTCAATCCTGCGGCCTTCCTTGGCTGTACGGAACAAGGCTCCTGTAATAATACCGCCCTCGATCTCATTACCGATTAACTTACTACCACGTATCGTACTTGCATTAACTGTACTAGCCCTAATAACTGAAGCATTCATTTCTGAATTATCAATTTTCCCTGTCAATTCAATGGAACGAGCTATAATATGACCTTGCATATCCACCCGGAATGGTGCGCTGTTGTAATCGTCATGACCTGCGCTGATACCGTTCGTGTTGATCTTTGTCACGTTATTACCACTACCAATAACCAAAGAAACGAAGCTGCCAAGTTGTCCAATAATCTGTTCTGCCAATACTCCGCGAGCGGTTATAGCAGCACGGATCGTTTTCCATCCATCTGTTGATATGCCTATCCCCTTTGAGGTCAGACGAACTTGTTCCAATGGATTCGTTTTTTCTTGAGCCAAGATACCGCCTTCTGGTGGGTATATCAACTCGGTTTTGCTATTGTTAATATCAATGACAGCTTGTTTGGCATAAGACTCAAAAACCTCTGTCCGAATCTTTCCATTGCTGAATGAGTTGTTAACAATGTTTTTGCTTCTCTCTAGGTCACTGATAATGTCGGCATAGTCGCGAAGGTTTACATTGGATATGGTAGGCTCTGAATGTTTGTCGCGACTATACGGATACTCTGTAAGTTCTATGATTCGGGCCTTGAGTTTGTTCATATCCATAGCCGGGTCAATGCACATTACATTGTCGCCCAAAGCTGGTTTAGGTTCAGTATTGTCTATTTTGAACAGGTCCGCCGTCGATACGGTTACCTCCAAAGTCACGTTTTCCTGTTCAGCAAGCGCCTTACGTGTAGCCTTTAGCAAGTCCTCTGGTTCCTCTATGTCCTGCTCTATAATCTCGCCATCATAAAACGGCACGGAATCACTGGCCCAATATTGTGCGTATGGTGATATCAGATAGTTCACTGCCAGCTTTCCGTTTACAATGGTTCCCGGCACGCCGGATAGCAAACTTCGTTCCTCGTTGGTTAGCTTGGACGCATCCATTCCGATGAAAGTTCGCCCGTCCTTCATTTGAGCGAACATACGCGTCACTAGAGACTCGCCTTTGTCTTTGAAGGAACTGGATACGATGTTCTTCTTGAGTCTGTATTGAAGCCCACTATCAGTCCCGATCTTTTTTCTAAGGTTGATTACAAAGTTATCTGGCTCGACTTCACACTCATACATCTGAATGATTTTATTAAGCGCTTCAAGACAATTGCCTCGCCCAAAGTCCTTAACATCGTGCAAATCAAATGTGTCGTGAATAACGAACTTAAACCGTCCGCCTGTAGCAGCTGTAATCAGGTCTGTAAGCTGGTTTATATGGATACCATAGGCTTCGGCAATGTATGAAGCGTACGGAAATTTGTAATCATTGAGCTTGAACATAACGTGATTGCAATAGATATTTGCAGTCAGCTTTCGGCCTTCCCTTGATCGACTACGAGACTGAATGACATAAAATTGACCACGCTCATCTCGAACGTGGCCCTTGATTGCTATCTTTTCACGATAATCCTCACTGGTCATTGGAACCATGAAGGTTAATTCATAATCACTGTTAATCCTGCGCCGCCGCTGAATGTCGTAGCTATCTACTAGCGTCCCAACGCGCCGCATGTTTTTATCAAACACTTGCATAGTTGGAGTAGGCATAATCCACCTCACTTAATATAAGAATTTATCTCGGTGTGTAATACGGAACAAAACTGTCCGGCCTGTCTCTGGATCTGTCCAGGTAAGATTGTTATTGCGGAGATTTAAGTCAAAGAAATCACCATTATACAAGTGAGAAACGTTTTGCCCATTGCGAGTGATCTTGAACTTACCTGAGTCAATCACAATAACTTCTCCCGGCCGGAACACATCTGTGAACTCAATGTAGTCGGTATGGAATTTCGACAGTTCCGCCGATATCCTTCCTTCCCCAAACATGGGTACTGCTTGCATCAGAATTTCTCGAACGTATTCTGCGTTAGTTATGCGTCCCTCGCCAGACATAGGAACGGCTTCCAAAGCATACTCACGGACAAAATCAGCCTGCGCCTGACCTTCACCGGACAACTCCGCAGCGGCAGTCATATCCAAAACAAATTCCAAAATGTATTCCGTTACGGTACCAGGTTCGTCCACATTAAAAGCCATAAGATTGAACGCATTATCGCTTTCGGTTCCATCCGTCTCCACCTTCCGTGAGTACATTTGCCCGGAACCAGAAAGAGATGCTGAAAGGTCAATAATGTTCCCCTCTACATCTCCTGTATTAAAACCAAGGCTATTAAATCCACCATTAAACATAGCGTCCTCCTAACTTGCCAAGAAAACTTTTCCTACGCAAAGTCCAAGCCTGTTATGGTCTTGTATTCTTCCGGTGTTATTTCTCCGAAACGGTTTGTCTCCGTAATTACTGCACCCTTCAACTTCTCTGCGGTTACCCAGTTCAATTTAAAAGCAAGGCTCCAGAAATTCATGATTGATTAGCTCCCTTCAAGTCAATGATTTCAAGTTTAGCTGCCGCTAGTTCTGCTCCCATGCTGGCTAAAAGTTGGGTTTGCTGCATGGTCTGAATCTTCAACTCCGCAAGCTGCTGGCCCACAACCTCCGATGCATCCTGTCCTTGATCCGTGGGTTTGGTCAGCTCCGCTATCTCTTCAACCGTCAGACCTTCTTCCCATGACAAGGTTTCCAAGTTAAAGCGAAACCCCTTATGCTCTGTCACATATGCGCTAAATCCTTCTGGAAACGGCACCCCAACGATGTATCCGGCTATTACTGGTTCCTGTGGTACGTCCGCAGCGTCTTGCTCGGTTTTCTCAAACTCTTGTTCTAAGTTGTCCGAATAAAAAGGGACGACACCATTGAAGGCATCGTCCACCAACTTTTCCCCCAAATAGAGGCCGTCTGTATTTACTTTTGCTACAGCCTTCATATACGCTTTCCTCCTTTAATCAGTGGTGAACTCCAAGTAAATATTTACCTCGCTATTACTTCCTCCTGATACGATTAGTTTACCATCTGCATTAATTAACACGGAAGCGAAAACATCCGAAGTCCCGTAAGAATGTACAGGCCGTATCTGACCTACAAGCGGCCTATATCCTTCTGGCAGGGCCATAAACGGTTGCCCTATAACCCCGCTTTTTATTCGAGCTTTGAGCTGTACCTTGTTATCTATTTTTCGATAGCCCAGTACACCCATGCTCACCCAGCCATTAAATAATATAGATGGACTAATCCAAGCAGGTACATCCTTCTCCGCTTTCTTATTCTCTACCACGGATAGGCGCGCCGTGTTCTGCTGTACGCTTTCCACCAAGTCAGACAGCAGCGACTTTTCGTTGGCTGCGTAAGAGCCTGTAAACGGCACAGTGGGCGAATACACCATTTCCATGTATGTCACAGAATATGAAGACGCATCGCTAAAGTTTGATAAAGGTGTGCTCGCTTGCACTAATCCATATGTTTCGATGTTTGGCGCGCTTGAGTGATCCCGCACTTTCCAATTATCCCTTTTTCCATCTTTATAAAATGCGAGAAAGGACTTGGGACGTTTTTTTAGTGGTGTTGACCCACCAATTGCTCCGTTGATCCACATATTATCTTCGTATCTCGCAGCCTTGACACCTTCGCGTAACACAATCCCTATGCCTACTTCAACCTGATTGTCGCCCTCGATAAAGGTTAGTTGCCCCTCAGAAACAATAGGTTCGACTGTAGGCGTTGCAAGTTGGTATACGAGTTTATAAGGCGTGTACCCTACATAGGATGTTTGCGGTGCGGATTGTGTAAAATTAGCCGCGCCAACTCGTTGCACCCAATACTTAGTTCCCGTACCTGTCCATGTCGCCGTTGTGGCTGCTTGAGCGGTGGCAGGAGTAATGGTGTTAGCGTCGTAAGCTTTGTAGCCAAAAAAGTAGGCTTTGATGTCGTCTACTGTCGGCATGTAACCGTCACCCCATCCACTGTCCGCTACAGAGATAGTCAAGCCAAGAACGTTAGACGAAGCGCTCAGGTATGATTGATCTGCCCCGCTAACAGGAAAAGCGCGCTGGATAAGTTTCCCGTCAAACTTTGTTACTCTCTCACTGTTTGATATACTGTCAATTATAGGAAGCCTTACAACTTTATACCCCGCTGCTGTGTCGAAGTATACCCACGGCAAACTACCGTCTAACACTACACCTTGCCATTTCTTGGACTTGAAATACTGACCATCACGTTCGAATACTACGTCTGCATTCGCCCCTGTAACTGGGTCCGCGTACAAATCCGTTTGTATCGCAAGCATGGAGTCTTCACGCGGCTTGAAGGGCTTGGTTGTGCTGCCGATATTAAGCGTCGGGTTTTCATGTGTGAATGTACCGGCTTTGTCATATCTAAGTCGGATTGAAAGATAATGAGTTTGCGCGGACGTGGTGAATGTTTTGGTTCCTACCACAACCACTCCTGTCGCAACTTCTCCGCTCGGGTCTGAATCGTTTGAGTCCCGTCTCTCGATGTATTGTAGACCATCGCCCACGCTTGACATGGTATAAGTTGTGTTAGGCAGCACAGGCACAACGACTTTTAGCGGGGCAATAATATCCGCCGTATTACGGCTAGCTGTGGCTTTGTATGGCCCTTGGATGGTTACGATCCCACCGCTTGTCTGTACCCACTCAAAAAAGCTTGGTATTAAATTTTCTCCATACCGAATTACATAAGGGTTATGGACACCAAATACACCTTTTTGACCGTCATAGTCGATTACCGTTTTACCTGTCAGTCCAGCTAAATTAAATACAGTCTGTTTTTCTATTTTTACGATTTGTACACCTGGTTGTAATGTAATGGGTTTACGAGATTCCGAGCTTGATTCCTCATGCAAAGCTTGGATATTGTTTATAGCTGCTCTCCAGTCCGCTGCCGTGAAGTTACGGGCGATTCGTGTACCAGTAGGCCACGCACGGGCAACACCTTCAAAACCGCGTACACAGCCTTTTAGCACGTTATCTTCCAGACTTGTATACGTAATCGTCTCTGCTGCATCTCCATTGCCCAAAACAGCAATACCCTCGCCTTGAAGCAGTACGGACGCGTTAGCCACGGTAATTTCCGTTTGTGTGTCCGTAATCAATTCGGTCAACTCTGTTTTAGGAGAGTTCACCACTGGTGGATACATTTTTTCCATGCTTTACACCTACCCTTCGTTCACTTTTATTTGCCCAGCCAAAAAGCGCACAGTATCATTGGTCTGCACCGTGCGCGGTGTTTTGACTGCGCCGTGATACACAAGATTGCCCCCGGTTGCCGCTGTGCGGATGCCGATATGAGTTACCAAGCCCCAATCTGCTCCAGCAATTGGGAAAGGTACATCGCCTACACTGAACGTAACTGCTCTACGGTCTTCAATAACAGGCTCGGAAAACGTCACAGCACGCCGTACATAGCCCCCTCCACTTACTTCCTGACCTGTATCTGCATCTGTTGGATTACTGGTATACAGAGCAATATACAGCGTCTGCGGCGATGTAAGATTCACCCCCCGTAAAGCTGCATTAATACAGGCTGTTTTCCACCAGTTCGACTTACTTAGTAATATGTCTGCCAATATAAAAACCTCCTATTCTACTTGGTACTCATTCGCAATTCGGAAATTCCGTATGTCGTTATTACCGATGTTGGTCAGGATAATAACAGGACTTGCCCTTTCGTCGCCAACTGATGTAACTGAAACGGTCTGCGGCGACTGCGTAATGATTATCTCTCTAATGTTCTCGTCACTCTCGGGAAACGGATGTTCACCCATTTTGATTGGTATAGTTAACTCTCCGTCCCAAAGTATTTTTTCGATATCCAATGTTCCGGCATAGCGTCCAATATATCGCCTTCCTGGTAAGTCCGAAAACGTGAATACGATATCCCCTTTTTTGGCATTAAAAAGAGCCGCCACTTGGGCGACTCTCCTATGGTAATCAAGGGTTGTATCATCAGCCATTAGGACGCATTCGAGATTGATTGTTCGCGCTCCATAGGTACTGCCAAAATCCAGTTCTCCATCCCTTTCAGCAATTTCAAGACTGTGGTCCTTTGTCGGTGGCAAAACGGGTATGTTATGCTTTTTAAGCCCTAACCCAATGGAACTAAACGACTTACCGTCAGCAGTAGCCTCAATCATTTAGGATTTACCTCCCCTCACTTGCAACCTCCGCACTAGGTTGTCTCGTTCGGTCCAGAAAACCTTTGCTGCGGATTCGTCTTCAATATAAGTATCGCCTGATTTTATTACGAACTGGTTGCTGATTTGCTGCGGATTTGAACCGCCCGAAGCCATTGGCATAGAGAAGTCTGGCATAGAAAAATTAAGTTTCGGCATCTTAAAATTGATAATCTTCCACAAGTTGCTCTGCTGTTGACCATTCAAATACATTTCCCCTTCTCGGGCAATGACTGGAACATCAGCCCCCTTTTCGCCCTGAACGATCCCGCCAGAATGGAATTTTTGAAGCTTTCCTGTATCTTTCTTGATACCATACTTATTCCGCAGAGCAGCATTTTCCTCGTGCAGTTTAGCCTTCTCAGCAGCGCCTGCCGAATACCATTTATCAATATTAGAATTGTATCTCGCCAAATCGCTGTCCTTTTCTGATATTGAGGAACCTGTATCAAAGGATGCAGACAATGAGGTGGCATTGATTTCAGCCATTTTAGCCTGATAGTCAGCAATAAACTGATCCAACTGACGCAAAATCTCCGCGTTCTTCTCGGTTTCTTTTGAGATTTGGGTATTTTTCAAATCTTCAGCTTTGGATTCAACTCCGTCTGAATACTCATCGTATTTCTCAGCAAGCTGATCATAATGCTGCTTGGCAGCTTCAATCTGGTCATTGTAATCCTTTTCTCGCTCAGTTTTCTCACCTTGAAGCTTTTTCTTTTGATCCTCCAAGCCCCGCTTCGCCAGCGTCCGGTTATGTTCCCGTTGCATATCCTCAATGTCTTTTTCAGTCTGCTTACGTTCGGCAATACCTTCAGGACCGACAGCAGATTGTAGCAGGGCAAGACGCGCTTGCTTCTCAGCCATAGCACGATCATAGTCCTCGTCTTCATTAGCTGTCTGCATCTTGGCTAACAAGTCGTCTATGGCCTTAATTTTAGCGTCCTGAGCCTCAATAAAAGCATCACGTTCCGCCTCAATACGCTTTACTTCCTCATCACGAGTCTTTTCGAGTGCTTCCTTTTCCTTCTTAGCAGCTTCGGCAGCAACCTTCTTCTGATCTTCGAGGAGCTGCTTTTTAAGGTCATGGACCTGTACATCAATTTCCATCCGTTGTTCTGATCCTTCTTTGTAAAGAGCCTGCATCTTTGTCCATAAATTGAGCTGATCGGAAACAGATACAACTTCCATACTCTTTTGGTAATTGATTCGTTTTTGGAAGTCGGACAGGAACTCATCTTCCAGAGCTTTACGTTTCTCATAAATCTTCTGCTGCAACTCAAAGCTTTGTTCGGCGGTACGATCTTTTGCCTTACTCATACGCATATAAGCGTCATATTCCATTTTCAGAATAGCAATTTGGGTTTGCCCTGCCATTTCCATTTTGGAAGTTTCTTTATCAATCCACTTCTCACTGTTTTGATAGCGAAGCTCATTGTATTTGGCGGTTAAATCATAGATTTGTTTGGCAATCTCTCTACGGTTAGCAGGAAGCAGATAATTTTTACTTTGCTCCTTCTTGTAGAAATCCAGGCTGGTTTTAACCATCTCAATTTCCTGTTTATTAGCCTGCCGCATTCGCTCGGTTCTTCGCTCAAGATTCTCAACATCCTCCTGAAACCTCGAGTCATTTAGTTTCTGAACATCGCGGCTCCATTGCTTCATTGCATCCTTATCTTCGGATAGATACTGCTTATGTCTTTGAGCCAGTCGTTTGTATCCTGCAATCTGCTGGTTTATAGACCATTCATTTCGTTCAGCTATATACTTAAAGTTATCAAGATCGTTATCATAACTATCTTTTCGTGCCGCAGATGCGTCCTTAGCTGCTTTTTCAGCTGCACGTTCCGCATCGCTCTTGCCTTTTTTGCCCCCACTCCCCTTCGCTTTTTTTGAACCAGAAGAACTCACACCAAATTTAGGGTCATTATATAGCTTGGTTAAAGCATTTATCTGAGTGTCATACTGCTTCATATCTTTCTCGTATCCGCTATATATTTCGCCTATATCTTTTTTGCTTTTCTCCATATTTTTCTTATCTTGGTTTAACTGGTTCTGAAAAGGAGCACTTAGGAAAGACTTCACTCCAGTCATGTTGTTTAGTTCTTTTTGTTTATTAAAAACATCTAATGAACTCTGAGCCATAACTCCATTCAATCTAGCTTTCAATTCAGCAAGACTTTTAATCGCCCCAGCCTCTTTAATGTAAACTGCAATACGGTCATCAGACTCAAGTTTTGTACTTAAACTAGAAGCTTTTTCTGACCTTAGATCGTCTATAGCCTTTTGAATTTTAGCCTTACGAACAACTTCAATTGCATTCTTTTCGAAGGTCCACCCCTCAGATGTTTTGTAAATCTCTGAAGCTAATTGAGGGTATTTGAGTATTAACTCTGCCGCAGCTTCTGCGTTCATGGACTGTTTATTGGCCAGATCATTTAAAACAGTATTCATTTCAGAAATAGCCTGACCATTGCCCTGAATCTGCTCTCTTAAATCGGCAAGGGCTTCCTCCTGTGATTTAACACTTTCGGTTGCTGTTCCAGCTTTCCCGGCAAATTGGTCAGTTTCAACAGTTGCTTGGCCTAAAGCTACTCCTACTTCTGTTACAGATAAAGTGAGCTTGTTATTTTCTTGTTCTAACGATTTGATTTTTTCTTCTAATTTGGCAGCGTCTTCTTTGAATTCCCCTGTCCCTAAAAAATCTCCAATCGGATTAGCAATGATTTTCTTTACTCGTTCCAGTTCTTTGGTGGCTTCTGTGATTTCATTTATTTTTTGCTTTTGTTGGTCCAGTAATTGCGATTGCTGATCTTTCAATACATTTTTTCGGGCTTCATTCTGCTTCTCGATGAGTTTGTTCAAAGCGGCAACTTGCACCTGTACAGCCTCATCGGTATAACCAGCTGCTTCAAGTTGCTTAGCCCCTTCTTTTCCAAGAGTAATGACCAGCGCTTTTGAAACCTCTTCGAGTTGTTTTTTTACTTGGGTTTGTTTTTCTGTCGAACCGCTGCTTAGCTTTAGAGATTGCTCAAGAGAACGATGTGCATTGACCAATTTTGGCAAAAGTTCTATCTGCCGTTGATACTGACTTACCATTTGTTGTGATGCCGAGTCCTCATCTTTTAAACTCTGAACTCTATCACGAGCAGCCTTTTCTTCTTTACCGCTATTCATTGCAACTAGAGCAATTGCACCAACAAGTAAGCTCAATCCCGCCGTTGCTGCTGCTGTAGTCACAGTCGCTGTCGCTTGAGCAACAGACAATGATTTCGTGGCAACTGTAGCTCCCTCGGTTGCCACCGTTAACGCTCCTTGCGCTACTGTAGCTCCCTCGGTAGCGGCGACTCTTTGAACTGTTGAAAGAGTTGCTCCTTGTGAGGAAACGATATTAACATTATTAGCTACCGTATTAGCGCCAATAGCGGCAGTTTCCGCGGCCTTTGTAGCCGTTAATACTTTTACAGCAGCAATTACATTCATGATTGGGCCGCTCAGAGCTTTATATGCAAGCAGTAGCCCACCAATAGCCGCGGTTCCCTCAAATACACCAGGAGGCACTTTTGTTAGTCCAATAAGTAGTTGGTCAATTGCATCCAATACATCCTTGATTGTTCTTCTCAAGCCATCGTCGCCTGCATTATTAAATATCTCAAGCAAAGAAGCTTTGGTCTGAGCTGCTTTACGCTGAATGGTATCCATCTGAACTTTAAGATACTCCATTGTCGATCCCGTGGAACCGATAGAGGCCGCTGTACCCAACAAAATATCTCCTGCGTTCAGTGAAGCAGCTAGTTTTGCGTATTGATATACGCCACGCGATATATCAGCGTAGGATTTCGTAAGGTCATAGTTTTTGTCGATTACTTTGGTCGATAACTCCAAAAGGATATCTTCTGCCCTTTTCCACTGCTCTGTACCATTTACAACTTCTTTTGTTTGAACTCCTAATCTCTCAATCTCTGCAACGGCTTTATCCGTACGGATCGTACCCAAGACTGTTTTCCACATGTTGCCCAGGTTTTCCCCGCTCAGCGCCGTGTTACGTATACCAGCTGAAATCAAGCCATTCATAAAGTCAAATGAAACGCCAGTTTCCGCCGCTATCTTACCTGTCCGTTCAAAGGCAGCTCCCAAGTCTCTAGCCGGGGCCATCGTGTCATGGGCAACCTTGGACCAAGAATCCAGTACGCGTCCACCAAGCACCATAGCGTCATTGCTGTCCTTGATTTGTACACCGTACTGAGCAAAGGTAGACTCCATAGATTTCGTCGCATCTTCCAAGGATACAAGGTCTACAGTACTGAGCATTGTGGACTTACGTACCATCTCTTGAACAACGCCTGCATCCTTATACATCCGGCCCCACAGACGTGCTGATTCGGTAACATCCATGATTTCTGAACCAAGATCATGAGCCGTCCGGATAAACTTGGTTGTCTCGTCGTGCAACTTCTCAGTGTTCATCACCATTTCCTTAGTACCCTCGTTGTACTCAAGGAAATAATGCTCATTCGTCTGGACGTAGCCTGCCATATTAGATTCAATGCCGACTATACCCTCTCTTAAAGCTTCCTGTACTTTATGCATAGCTGCATATGCCGTGTGGAATACAGCGGCATGAGTAGCCATATCACCAAGCTTGCCTATCCAACTTGGCGTAATGTTAAAGGTTTGCTTCATCTGCGTTTCGGTTTGACTTAATGAGCGTCTGATTTTCTGTTCTTCCTGAAGGACCTTCTCTCGGACTTGTGCCTCTTTCTGCTCTCTGGTCCGTAAAGCATTAATCCAGAACTTCTCGTAATCTTGAGCGTTCTTCCTTGCCTGCTGTGCTTCCTTGTCAGCCATTTGCTGTAACTTCACACGTATAGCTTGTTCTTGCATGAGGACACGTTCACGTGTCTTATCATCCTTCCCAGCCCCTGAATCTTTAGCAGCTCTCTGCCCGGTTGATGTCGCCTTATTTTGGAGAGCTTCCATCCGTTTTAGATGCTCTCGTTCCTGCTGTTCAATTGCATCCTCACGCTTTTTTACAATGGCTTGCTGTGCTCTAAGCTTCTCGTCGGTTATCTTATTGGCCTGTTCCAATTGATTCTTCCGAGCAGTATTTAATTCTGCCTGTGCAGTGCGTTGCTTAACAAGAGCTTCGGATTCAGCAAGGATCTTCTTCCGTCTGTCCTCTGCACTCAAAGCAAACTTATCCGCACTACTGGCTAAGGATTTAAAATTCTTCTCACTTAGCCCCAGTTCAGAATTTAAAACCTTAAAGGATTCAGCATTCGCCCTTGCTCCGTTGTCTATTACTTTGAAAGCAGGTAGTATCTTGGTGGTATCCAAGCTTATACGCGCACCTACTACATCTTTACTTAAATCTGCCACTGCGCTCACCTCTCATAGGGTTCAGGAAACTTTTCCTGCCCTGAATACAGAAAAAGAGGCATCCTGCATGATTGCGGATGCCTCTTAGTTTTACTTAGCGAAGAAACCAAGATCAGATAACGACCTGACCTTCTTCGGTTTTTTGTTTTCCACATTGCCACCGTGAAGAATGATTTCAAATTCCCGGTTTCTATTCTTGGCTTTCATTAAAGCTCTGATTTTCGGAATAGTCATATTAGGCCATTCCGAATCAGAAATACCATTACTCACGCATAAAGCCCAAAGTTCTAACCAGTCCGTCTCATGATCATCCTCGGCAGGATTAGACTCCTCGTGCTCATCTTCCTCATCGGTCTCTTCATCTGGAGGAAACGACTCAGAATAGAAATCGATCTAATAAGTTGTCCAGTTCTTCAATACCGTCCTGGTCAATCTGTTCATACTCTTCTTCGGTTATTCCTTCAACCAGAACAAGGTTAAATGCCTTTTTATACGTATCCTCTACTTTAGGCCAGTCAACTGCTTCTCGGTCTTCGGTAGCCTCCCATTTTTTCCGGCCTATCGAAAACGAAAACTTGTGTGCTACACCGTCCATCTCTTCACGAACCTGACGGATCAATGCAATGGTCCCGATCTTCACATGCTTTTTGATACCCTCTGCCAACCGAATTTCTGAACCTATATTAAGCGTTTTATCCAATTGTTTGTCTGTCATCTAAATTTCCTCCTTAATGTATGTAACCCCCTACCTGAGCGATAGGGGGTTGGGGTAGTAATTGATTAGATACCGAAAATGATTTCTACAGCAAAGCCATTCGGGTTTTCAGGCGTGATATCCGGCTCCATGATCTCCAGTGACAATGTGTTACTAGTAGGTTTTTTACGCTCCTGGGATACATCTAATGTACCTCCGCCAAGCGCTTTCCAGATGGTCAACTGGCAAGGAACTTCTTTACCATCCCGATCATCTACGAGCGAGAAGCGATGAACCAGTTTAAATGGTTTAGGGCGGCGCTTTCCGCTCAGCATGCTTCGAGTAGAGTTTTCCTTTTTCCACTTGAATGTTACAACGATTTGCTTATCATCATTGGCGGTATCGGATGTGATCTTACCATCCGCAGTGATGACATACTGTTCTGCTGTAGGAGTAGCCACCGCACGTGTAAGCTCCGTCAGTTTACCAGTGTCCTTATCTTTCAAGTATACTTTATCACTGGCAGCGACTAATGTACCTCCAAATTTAGCAGGAGCTTTTAGCATATATCCGTTGGTAGCGTCCAAAAATCCTTGTTCTGTCTCGTCAAAATTCACTGTGCCTTTTTCGGATTCAGCACCTTGCGACAGCTCCGCAAGAATGTCTGAATAACGCGGGATTTCAATGCTCGCTTTATCTGCCAAGTCCTGAGCAGTATAGTGGAATGCATAGCCGCTGTCGCCGCCCATTACCTTCTGCCAGTCGAATTGCAGTTGCAATGTTACCTTCGTGATTTTGTCATCTAAAAACTTCAACTTTCCGCCAGTCTCATATACCTGGACTGTGCCGACTCCATCAAATACTAATGGCTCCATGAACTTATTCCTCCCTTTAGTCCAATAAAAAAGAACTGATCAGATTATTTGACCAGTTCCCATAATCGTTTATCAATTTCGTGAATCCGCCGATACTCCTCAGTTTCGCCGTACCCCTGAATTGGTTCCAAGTTACCCATGATACCCAGCTTTTTAGCAAGGTTGATCTTCTCCGCAATCAGTTTTTCTAGCTCCGATAGTGGTTTTTCAATATTAACTGGAGCTTGCGTTTGTTGCGGAACTGCTTCCTCAGCCATTATTCTCACCTCAATTCATCCTGAGATAATCCACATCAAAAATCGCTTTGTAGCCTTTTGCACCTTGTATTCCGGTAGCAAAATCTGCGTCATAAGCCAACACACAAAGGTATGACATAAATTCCTGAGCAAACAACCTTTTCTCATGTAAGGTTTTGAATACTCTTTCAAATAAGAGCTTTGCTTCATAAGCTGTTTTCCCGTAAATATCGATGCAGAACTTGCCTTCAAAGACTAACGGATTAGCCGCATATCGACCTGGCATGACGTATTGGCAGATATGTGGCACTGTATCCTTGCTAACAGTTATCTCAGGCTCCATGCCTTTAGTAAATCGCTTCACGACCTCGGCAGACGGCGCTGCAGGAGTAAGTTTCAGCATCGACATAAGCTCTGTATCTGCCTTTAAAGCACTCTGAACAGCGTCAATTAACCGTAGGCTCACCTCACTCCTTCACCTCCTTGAAATATCTGTGATAAGGAAACTCAGTTATGACACGGCTAATACCATCCAAAATCCGTTTGCGGTTGGACTGGATTGCGATACGCAAAAAGTAGGTCGGCGGTGTAGCTTTGAATGACGCATCAATATCGCCGCGTTCCGCCAACTCCTCTAAATCTACTCCAGCATAGCCACCGCCTGATTCCTTCATGGTGCCGTCAATTGCCTGGTACTTTCCACGGGAACGACCTACAATAATACGATCACCTTTGGACCTCAGTCGGTTCCATGCTTCACTGTTCATATAGGTCACCAATCCGGGGTTTTGACTGCTGTCTGCCATCTTGGACCCTTTGCCAAACTGTTCAAGCCATGCCTGCCAATAGTCAGCGGTTATATCTCCTGAAATCATTTGATTAGCAAGTACAAACATGTGCATTTCCAAATGGTCCCGAACTGCCGGATAGTACCGTATGCCGCTTTTGGCTGTCAGCATGACCAGTTTCGTTAGCCCGGTAATTTCAACAGCGAGCTTATTCTCCAGATCCTTCGCCGCTTTCGCTGAATCATACCCTGTAATCATCGGCGGTCCTCTGAAAGCTGAACATGCAGCAAGTTAGGATACTTGATCCTATCTACCACATCTACCTGGTATGTCTTCCCGCCCATTACAATCCGGTCAGGCGCGGATAGACTTGAGTCTTGAGGGTCTCTTACATCGACTGTCGTCTGTAACTGCAAGGTAAACACGGTACTCGGCAGCAAGCCCGGCTCCTGTTGTCGCAATTGTGCTGTGACATACAGTGCAAAGCAAACAACATCAGCAGCGACCGATGTAAATTCAGCATCGTCCACCGGATTATCGTTTGCATCATAAGCTTGCTGGTATCTCTGAACCTCGATTAAAGCGTTCGTTTTAATCAGAGAGCAGTACTTGTCCTTCTCAGTTGTTGTACGTAGAGTCTGTACCACATACGAAGATTCGTTCTGAACTATATCTCCCGGCTTTATAGATGATTTCGAAGAAAACAAACCATTGTACATATACTCTTTTCCGATAACCGTTGTGGCTTTCGTTTCCCTAGACAATATAACGACATCGGGCTCACCATTGACAGTACAAGGTGAATGCCTATGAGCGAAGTCTTTAAACATTAGTGACGCCGCCTTTCTCTCGCCCGAGTCGGCCCAGCTACACCGAATACCGGAACATCTGTCCCTTGCTGTACTGTTGATATGGACTCGATAAACTCATAGGCTTCATCAACAAGCTGAACAGCATACTTTTTCCAATCAACAACCTGATTTTCAAAAGAGAAGTCAAAGTCCTTTTTAGACTTCTTGATTCTCGCTGTCATGGAAGGGGCCAGTATGGCAGCAACCATACAAACGGTTGCTGCATACATATAAGTTTGATCATCACCAGTTAACTCAGCATAATCAGGAACGGCTTTTACAATCCTCGATTCTCCAATGGGCAAAACAGAAAGAGCGTCTATGTCAGCATCGGATATTACATCCTCACCAACGCCTAGACGCCCTCTAATCTCCTCGTGATATGTTTCTGTAGTGAGTATCTTATTAGTTGCCATCTGCTGCACCGCCTGCAGCACTGATAGCCTGTTTCAATTCTTCAATACTCATTTTGGTGTATCCAGGTATTTTCAATTCCTTAGCTGAGGCTTTCAATTCTTTCAACTCACCATCGGACTGAAGAATATCAATTTGCTCAAGTAATTCTGCTTCTCGCGCTTTGGACTGTTCTAATTCGGCCTGAAGTTGCAACTCCCGTTCTGAAGGAGAACCATCAAGAGCCCCATTACCATCTACAATCTCCGCAAGCAATTGTCCAGTTGCGGCATTACGGATTTCATTCTTTGCGATATCTACAAGACCATCAGGGGCATCTGTTACGATGTCCCCCGAATTGTATTGCCCAACAGCATCAACCAATACTCTTACAGTTGTCATAAATTCGATCTCCTCCCTTACGCCACTGTTGCGAAGATATGCCAGTTGACGTATTTCAGACGCGGTAGCACTGTTGCACCATTGATGGCTTGCCATTGATCGGGGTCTCCTTGGATCAACTTAGTCAGTGCAAACTTTCCTGTATGACCGGTGAAAATGTCTTCATAGTTATTCGGGCCGGTCACAAGATCCATAATTGAGCCTGTCATACCTTGGCCGATTATGATTACTGCATTATCTGGAATGAACGGATAGAATACGCCAGAGTCATCAATGTAACCACCATCGTAAACTTCATACTTAAGACCATTCAAATTTTGGCTGACAATTTCAGCAAGCGAACCGTCAGTGACAACATCTTTACCAAAAGTGTACTTGATCAATTCGCGGATTTTAGCATTCTGCTTCAAATAGATATCGACTTTCTTATTAACAATAATTTTAACAGGACGAGCCCCACTTCCTCGGAATCGAAGTGACCAGCCATCCAAATCAGCCAATGGATCTGCTGTTTCGGTATTACTCCACAATACGGATGCTGTTGGCTTGTTATTAGCTGGAACACCATAGTCAATCGTTCTGGCTGGTTTGGTGGATGTGGCTGGTACAATAAGTTTTCCTGTTAATGACTGCCATCTCATCCACTCAAACCGAGTTTCGAGGCGAAGGTTCAGACCAACCATTTTCTCGATCATGTATTCTTCGCCCCACTTTTGCTCAAGACTGTTCCCTGGCTTTCTCAAAGTAGCAATCTTTTCACGGTCGATAACAACCTTTTCTCTCCATTCTTGGTTTGTGAAGTTCATGTGTTTCACCACAGGTGGAGTATGAATAGGTGAAGGATCATTCAGTCCTGTAGGTGGTGTCATACCTGTGTCGTCATAGGTAATGTCATATTCGATCGTTAGTCCAAGTTCCGGTTTGAAATCCACGCCATTCGTCAGGAGTTGGGCGCCGCGAAAACTGTTAATATCCGTCCGAATGTTCTGGACGACTTCCGTAAGGAAATATGGATCAAGTACGTTTGCCATGTATTTTATCCCCCTTATACAAAGTAGCAAAGCTTCAGCGCTGTTTTAGCTGCTGCATCTAAGCCAGTCAATTTGGATGAATCAAAAACACCTGCAATCCACGCAGATGCCCCAATATCAGAAAGTGTTGTGTCATGATCATTATCAAGGATGCACAAAGCCACTTCGGAGCCGTTGGTTGCTGCGGAACTATAAGCTACCGCTTTATCCTTATCCGCTCCTGCTGCTGTTATCTTGCCGATAACCGTACCTTTTTTCAGTATTCCTTGCCCTTGTTTCAGCAAAATCCCTCCTGGTAGTTTAGCTTGAAGATCAGTAGATGCTAGAACCTCCGTAAACTCTTGAGTAATAACCTGACCGGGACCAGGAGCACCATTATACTGAGATTGCATCATAATTATTTATCCTCCTTCAGCAGATTACCTCTGCCTGTATTCTTAAGAGCCGCCCGAGCTTCTTCACGAGCTAATGCTTTAAGTTGTTCTGGCGTTTTCTCGCCACCATCATTTTGTGAATTAGTTGGTGGCGTTCCATTTAGTGCTCCCTCAGGAAGGTTTACATCGTCACCTTGTGTATGGCGACCACCGCCACCCAAAGCAGCTTGTGCCTGCGCCTCATACGTTGCGCCGATCTTTTCAATTTCAGATACCGGGAGATGAGACAGTGCTGTTTTCATCGCCTCTACATTAAAGGCTTCACCAAGAGCACGTACGCCAGCTCCGCATGCTTGTTCGGTGACCTTCACCTTATATGTCACTCCATCAGCAGCCTGAGCGCTCAACGATGTGAGTTTGCTCAAGATGTCAGTATCGTTTTCCACACTTAGCGCTGCCCGGATTTGTCCAAGTACATTATTAGCCGCTGCCAACGCAGTTGCTTGGGTTTGCGCTGCTGCCAAAGCAGCTTTTTGTTCTTCGTTCATAGTGTCATCTCCTTGGGCCAATGTCTCGGCCTGTTCTTTTGTTTGATGCTGTTTAGATACAAAAGCAGACATGCCACCTTTGTTGCTAAAAAAATAAAAGACGCGTCCATCGCCATCAAGCGACTTCGCATCTAAAGGTAACGGTTCGTATTCAGTTTGTTTCGGCTGTTCAGATTCACCATGTTGTTTCATTGAGAGAGATTCACGTGTAATTCCAGCTCCTTCGTAACCTCCATCAAACACGATAGAGTTCTCCATGATGTATCCGTCATCAGCTAGAACAAGACATTCTTTGTCGTCATACATTTGTCCACGGATGTGAGAGCATGCTGAAGGTCCGTAGTAGTCACCGCCACAGATACCACAAATATGTTTCGTTGTTACAAATCCTGCCGAGGTGTCAAATATAGTCCCTGAATCAATGCCAGTAGCCAATTGATCCGTTGAGATCCCATTAGCTTCTAGCCCTTTTGCCATGTAATGATCACCGTAGAGTTCCAGTTCCCCTCCCTCTTCGATAATTCGACTGTCAAAAGTTCTGCCATATGGGAAAGATAAGGCTTCCCACTTCTGCCACGGATGGTCAACCAGCAAGGCGACTCCTTCTTTAACCTGATCTGCCATTTTGCGTAGGAAGTTAGGGGTAATTTTCATTTTGTACTTATCAATACGCTTGGTTCCTATGATTCTTGCTTGAAACACATGAGTTTGTTCATCGGTTAAAGGGACCAATGCTTTTTGATTGATTTTCGCCAATTGTTCGGGTGTAGGTTTAGCCATATTGTTTATTCACCTCCCTCCGATGGAGTATTTTCTTCATTCGAATCAGATTCATGCTTCTTTACAAGCAAAGGAAGTAATTCAGCAGGAATTTTGGCATTAATACCAAGAGTCCAACGTATTTCCTCAGCAGCTTCCAACGGTGTGATGTAGAAATTCTTCTCCGCTATGATGTAGTTATCGATCTTTGAACGGCGGTCACGTTCAATCTCATTTTCAGAGCGTAAATCAATGGGGAGATAGTCAGCTTCAACTTTTGTTTGAGTCCCCTTTACTCTTGCAGACAACGAAAAAGCCCGCTGCCAGAAACGTTTGGTTACGCTCCGCGCGGACTCTACATTTTTGATATATATTTGAGTGTCAATTGAACTGTACGTTTCTGTTGACCCTTGATGTCTAGAAAGGATAGTAAGCAGTGTCTTGAGTGAAGTAGCCATTTGGGTATCAATGATATCAATCAGCTTCTTAATATCAATCATCGGTCCAGAATTGCCGCCTTTGAGATATTCCACCTTTACACTATCCCAGTGGACAAGAGCATCATCTGGATTGAGTGAGTTGAAATGGTTTAGCATCTCATCCATTCGCTCTTTGAGCCATTTTTGTTGACCATCGGGATTACTCTTTAAGTTGTTTGGCATATTCTTCAACATGATTTCTTCCAGCATCGAAATATCGAGCCTTGGATACCCCTGGTTATGAACTACTGCTTTTAGATCCGCCAACACCTGAAGATGAAAGAAGACTACTTGCAGTACCGGAAGCATAGGCGTTCGTCCATAAGGATCATCAACCATAGGATCGAACTCTTCATAGATGAACGTTGGTGTGTCAATCTTTTTGTAATTGCCGAACCACTCTTCGTTCGCGTCCCTTCGCGGGTTCTTCACATATTGCCACGGCGTAAGCCGGTTCGTATTCGGCTCCCTACGGAACCAAATTAAAGCCGGGTCAACTGGAACGATATCAATTACATCGATACATCGCTCATTCAGTACCACTTCCCCGGCACATGCACCGCGAACCATAATCATCATCCGTTGGATCGTGTCCAGTTTATTTAACGACCGTCCATGCTGATATCCTGGCGAAGGCAGCGGTGTGTTTAGCATAGATTTGAGTTCATCTAGCACCCGTTGCCCGCCCTTATCTACATTCCCGTTTGGCTTCTTAGCTGTAAAAGTTAATTCGGTATCTCCCATACGTAAGTATGTGTATAGAGCATAGGATACGTCTGGATGAACAGATATTAGAAGTTCAAGTAACTCCTCTGCCGTGTAGCTCTGCAACTTAGTAAGGTCAATATTATGAGCGTGCTGATGTTTTTTAGGCAGCCAGTTAAATATACCCCACGGGTTAGCGTTATTAGGTACTGTTGCTCTGCCCACACCCATCATCTGACGCTTTACCGCTGTTGGAAGAACAGCATTAGCAAATGAATATACAGCTCTATGATACCATTTCAAGATTTCACCGCCTTTCATTGCAAACTTCTATGAATAAAGGATAACATCCTTTTTATTCGGATTTACTACTGATTTTCGAGAGGATAGGCATTATGCTTACATATATCTTTTTTTAATGCGGAATATTGGAACAAAAAAGTGGTCAGGAAAAGTTTCCTGACCACTTATAATATCGTAATGCTTAGTCCACGTACCTACGGCATTACGTTTTATTCTACAATTTCCAGATCCAAGTATTGTCCATCCCAAACATCAAGTTTATACTTTCCGGGCGGCAACTCGCCTGTAGAAATAATAACTGGTTTATTTACTTCATCATCCGTAACAATTATCTTTTTACCCCAGTTTTCTGCGACCAAATCGTCGTAGTTACCTTGGCCTCCCCAAACAAATGTATTTAACAGATACACTTCTGAAACATCTGAAAGAGAGAATGTAATATCGCCTCCTTTTTTAACCTTTAATATATCCCCGATAGGTTGAATCATTGTAATTCTGACCGTTCTTCTATTTCCCCAGGTCTGAAATTCTTTATTGAATTCACCATTGGATGTAACCACAGCGTCTGTGACTAAACGGAAATTATAAACCAACCGATCCTCCAAATGTTTAGGCAATATAAAGACTTTATTGTCCTCAACTCTTACAGTCCCATTTTCCTTTGTGAGAGGCGTAAAAGGACTGTCACCAACAGACCACTGAACGATATCTTCTGTTGTCTTCCCGTCCGCAAGCTGTAATAAGCGATTATAATCAAAAGAGAATTGATCAAGTCTATCCTTTCTTTCAGGATATTGTACAAATATCGGTGACTGATCCAGAGGCTCGTTCTCATCCAAAACCGTTATTTCCTTGCTATGAAAGTTACTATTTTTGTCATAAACCGTCAGATCAAACTCATAGTTTTTGGGATAATTCCAATGATTAATATCATATGTCGCGAAACTGACGGTTTTATTAGCCGGAACCTCCATTTTCAAAACCTCGCCGCTTTCGACACCCAACTCAAGGGATTGGAGATTACGGTAATCTATGAATTCACTTGAAAAGTAAGCAGTGCCATCATAAGAGCTAGTAAAATAAACGGACTCTCCGACTGTTACTATTTTTTTAGGAACAGAAATGTTAGCGCCCCCATTATGCTCCGGTGCTTGAGGTGTATCATCTTTCTTGTCGTCACTTTTTTTATGATCATCTTTTTTGGAATTATCGAATTCATTAGAGTTACTAGAAGAACCCCCACCGCCACCTGATGTTGTTGGCCCCTGTAATCCCAAAGTTTTTGACGAATCGCCTATTGTGACTTTAACATCACTACTTACCTTGTCGCCATTTGTCAGAGATTTAGGTTTTGTTTGAAAAGAAACATTTTCAGCATTAACTACGGCTTTATCAACAGAACCTAATCCTATTACTTTGGCAGCCGCATTAAGAACTAACGAGAGAATAGAAGACTCTTTTGCTGTATCTATGGTTGTACCCGTAGCGTTATCAGCTACGTTTAATGCATCAATCTGTCCATTTGGGATATTTACATTAATAGCGAATGCTTCTACATTCACAGTGTGAAAATAACCTGTAAGGCTCACATTAGATTTTGCGGGGAGCTCATTTGTTAGAGTAACTCGATCAACACTTGCTCCTTGTGAGACATCGAGGGCTGCGCCCGTCTTGATTTTTACTTCGCTAATGGACGTTGCTCCTTCTGCCACCAAACGAACAGTTCCATCCACTTTGTTTACAATGATGCTAACCAGCATAGAATTGTTCAGATGAACGCTATGCTCTCCACCGCCGTAAACGTAGGTTTGACCGTGAATTTTAACATTTTTCAAGAATACGTCGCCGTTCCCGACGGCTTTCCCGATAATTAAATCACCCGCGATTTCCGTATTTTGAAGCGTTACACCCGTTGTGTTGATGATAACATTGCCTGCCTGCTTGTCGAGTCCAGTCGAAGGCCCATATGTTCCTGATTCTCCATACCAAGCACCAAAATGATTAACAGCACGATCAAGAATCGTAACCGCCTCAGCACGAGTCAACGATTTTTGTGGCTGAAATGTACCATTCTGGTAACCCTCAATAATACCGGCTGCAACTACAGCATTAACGGCCTTTTGGGACCAATTGTGCAGTGATGTGCTATCTTTAAAGGTTTTATTGGTATCAGAAGAAGAGATCTGAAGTAATTGGTTTACAGTAACAGCCGCTTCTTCTCTACTCAATACTTGCGTAGGACGAAAGCTACCATCTTCAAATCCTTTCATATATCCAGCATAAACTGCATCAGTAACGGTTGAAGCAAACCAATCATCTTTATTCACATCGGTAAAAGATGCTGCTTGTCCTGGCTGAATTTGAAATGCACGATTTAGTAAAGCAGCCCATTCACTTCTCGTAATCGGACGATTCGGTTCAAAACGAGCGTTTTCTACACCCGAAACCACACCTCGGTGGCTCCATTTTGTAACGTTATCCGTTGCCCAATGGTTCACCATATCCCCATAAGGTTGAGATACAGTAGAACTTTCTTCCTTTGTTACTTGGTGTGAACTATCGGCTGCGAATATGGGGCTAGCCCATACAGAGGTCGCTAAAATTCCAGCCGTGAAAACATTAACCCACTTCTTCATCTTTTTTGTCCTCTCATTTATGTAGTGTTAAACCAAGACTATGTACCTAATATTTTAGGTATATAGAATCACTTACTTATTATTACAAGATTAATCGATGATGTCACTACTTTTTAATTCATAAGAGGATTTTTCTTGAATAAATATCAAAAGGAAGACGTATATTCGTATACCAGTCAACATGATCACGAAACGCGTACATGCCTTCCCTGAACTCCTTACACATTTCGTTCATAAACAGAAGTAAAGCTTAAGACATACATTCAATCCTACAAAATCAAAAAAAGAGCCCCCGAAGGTTGCTCCTAATTGAGAAACAGCTTAGCCCAATAATATAAAATAACCAGAACACCTACACTTGCTAGGATTCCAGTTAATCTTTTTCCAAGTATTTTTTTAATGGGAATGCATACTACACACCAAAAGACTGAGGCTAAAATAAATATTAATAGCTTGTTTCCTCCTACAGCACCCCACATATCTACATTTGCACCTTCAAAAACATTCAAAAAGATTCCTCCCTAGTTTTTGTCTAATTCCAAAATTATATATCCACTCCCTTTCTCGCTTTTTATCCTGCTTTCCTGGTTACAGAATTCTTTTGTTTAACCTGCATAATCATTTCAATAAGCTGCTCTCGGTTAATCAAGCGAACGTTATTGGATCTTGCTAGTCTGTATGCTTGCTCAGTGTAATCGCTATTTGTCACGACCCATGCTGAAGATGCACGGTAATGTGCTACCGCACCGTAAACCTCCTGAACCGCTTTAAGCCCAACATTTTTACTGTACCGTTTCGCCTGAACTACGATACGCTGACCGTTTTTTGTAAGAACCAGATCGGCACCGTAATCTCCAGAAGCTTGTGTAACCTCAGCTTTGTATCCTTGAGCTCTGAACAGATGTCCTAAATATTTTTCGAATTGATGACCATCCATTTTATCAATTTCAGCAATTCCAGAATTACGTAGCCTTGTTGCAGCAGCCATTTGACGATAAAAGATAAATGCTATGACCATTGCTACTGCTACAAAAGATGCAAAAACAGAGGCACCGATTGAACCCGTAACTGAGTAGATAAAGAAAAACGGGGCTATTAGCGCAATCCCTGCAATAGCCTCTTCAATAGAATTTTTCTGCTTTCTTCTCCGTCTTCTAGCCATTAATAATTCCCCCTTATTCTGTATATATCGTCAATAAAGTGATTGGAATTAATAGGTAGAAGGAAAGCACGCTGCGGAATTGAACCGCGCAAGGGTTCTGACCAGGCTGTTTCATGTTTCCGCTGGTTAACTGGTTCCTTGCCGCCTGCGCGTGCCGTAAAGCCCCGGAATGATCCGGGGAGCAATGTGGGGTCATGCTTAATTACTTGAGCGCCAGAGCTGCTGCCTTAACGTGAGCTGGAATGGTGTATCCGTCCTTTTCCGTCAGGCTGCCATCAGCATGCACGGTTACTGCGAGCTGCTCGTACTCGTCGCCACTTGCTGGGATAACTGGATGACCGTATGCGTGTTGGTCTTCAAATTTAATGGCGGTACTGTACTCGCTCTTAGACTCTGCTGCTTCCTGTGTATTTTCAATGTGCAAGATTCTAAACCGATCCAAATATGCGTACCCACCGTTTCTTACTGCGCTTGCTTCTGTAGACATATTCATTTCCTCCTAATATGGTTTTATAGAGAAATCAAAAAAGGCCGGCACATTGGCCGACCTGATCACCGAGGCTCAAAAGCTAAGGTGTGTTCCTTATTTGATTTTCCATGCTATAAATTTACCACATGAAAAGTCCAGTAGCAGTTCATAAAACGGTCAATTTCCAATCAAATAGCAGTCAACAAAAAAGGAACCCATTATCAGGCTCCTTATCAAAACATTAAACTTTTAAGGCTTTTCTTAATGAATCTTTCATGTTACTAACAAAATTATCGCGTGTCTCAGGAGATAACTCCAAAAGAGAAAGATAAGGATTTAAATCCTCCAATTCAACTAATAATAGTTCTCCCGAAGGTGTACGACATGCATCAACACGTTGAATACCACAATCAAGGTTATTCCAATCAATGAATTTTTGAGCAAAGGACAAGTCTTGTTCAGTTGGTGCATATTCTTTCAATTCCCAGCGTTTATCTTTATCAGGCGCATTCATTGCATATTGAAAGTTCTTGTCAATGAAGTAAAATGATACTTCGTATTCAAAAGGAATAAACGGCTGGACCAGGATACTATGGTTCTCATTATCTATTTCATTAGTTACTTCCGCTTGAGAAATACGCTTCATGCCAATGGAATCGGCACCATCTTTTGGTTTAACAATGAAGTCTTCAACATTGGGTAGATGTTTAATATTTTCAATGGAATCTATTGTAGGTATGACAGGGAAATTCGCGTTTGTTAACTCAAGCAAATACTCTTTTCCATTCATATCTGCCTTGCCATTAAATGAATTGTAAGTATTTAATCCCTTGCCCACTATTCTTTTTCGAAAAGCTTCATACTTTTCTTTAAAGTTCGCAACAGGGCCTGCATTTCGAAAGACGATTAAATCGATAACATCCTCGAAGCTCTCTATATCCTCCGGATGGCAAATTACCAAATCAAACTCTTCTCTAAGTTGGGAAGTGAGGTAGAGGTCTTCTTCATAATAGTTCCTACCTTTAGCTGGATAGTAAAGGTCTGTTACAAATAACAACTTCTTCACGTAGGAGCACCTAACTTTCGTATTAATTTTATTAACTCATTCTTAACATATTATACGATGCTAATCTCCTATTCAAAGAAAACAAAGAAAAGGCAAAAGAGGAACGCCCGGTCATGTGCCGCCTTTTGCGGCCGTGCGCTTCATTCTCGCCCGATTTCCACAGTACAAATATATCACGTAAAAAGTCTAACGAACGGCAACAAAACGGCAAGATTCTGGCAAAAAACCGGAACCCCTTTTTACACGACTGAGCTGGCTGGAACTGAGTTTTCAACAAGGACGGTTAAGCGGAGCATTCCGGCAAGTGTGTCCAGTGCTGCCTGTTTAATCTCTCTTAACCTGCGATCACTCATGTGCAGTTCCCCCGCAATGATATAGTCAAACTCTCCCTCATTGTCCAGGTAACTCCGCTGGATAACCTCACGTTGAATGCTGGAAAGTTTACTCATCGCCAGTTCCAGTAGCTCATCCTTTGCTTGAAACTTTGCTTCCTTGTCCACATTGAATATGGCGATTTCCTCCGTCTGCTTGCTGATCGTATTGGTGGGTTGATGCTCTCTATATGAATACTCCTGTGCAACCGCTATCTTTTATCTTATAAAACCGCTCTACCACATTATCTTTTTACTGCCACACTACCTATTGAAGGAAGCATAATGTGTTCTGGTGCTTCAACCAAGAATTCTCCGAAAGTCAAAACAAAGGCGTCAGCTCTATCAGGGGACTTGAGTCCGCGCTTTTTCATATCATCCTTACTCTCAAGGATCATTTTCCCTTTTGAAGTCATTCGCCATTTTCTTGTAGCCAATTGAGAAATCAGGGTGTCGTCATCAGGTAGTTGCATGACTCCTGGATCACCTTTAATGAAGTTGGTCAGGTTGGTCTCTAAATCCGTTCTGACTGACTGCCACATTTCTGTGACCAGGTTGGCACAATATTCGTCAAGAGACGATGAACCGTTATTGACAGGTACTACCTCCCAGCCGTAACCTTCTTCGTTGATGACCTCAATCAACCGATCCGTGACACCGCCGCCAACCCCTGTATCATCGACATTAAACTTTACATGTTCAACTTCTGGATGTTTAAGCAGCATATCTTTGGCTAAGCGTATGGCATTACCAACAGTAACCATTGTGCTTTCTTTGAAATGGCTGTGCTGTCCGACTGTCTTTTTGCCTATGCCAGCATACATGGACGTTTCGTCATCGCCATATCGTGCAACGTCCACTCCAATGACAAGTGTTGTTCCGGTAGGCTCAATCTTAACTTCTTTTGCTGCATGCTCTGTAGCTTCCAAAGTAATGAATGTTCCAGCTTCCCCGCGAGGGAACTGGCCTTGGACACGGACACGATATACGTCACTGCCCTCTCCATACTTTCGCTTAAGCATTTCGATGTTTTCTTTGCTCGTACGTGGACTATCCAAGCATGAGACCTGATGAGTCCTGAATATGGCCCGATCTCTATTATGAGAATCAAAAAAGAACCCACTTGTTTTAGTCGGGTTCCCGCACATAAATAGTTTATTGTAATCACCTGACAGCGTACCGAATATTGCCGCCATGATTCTGTCGTCTACTCCAGAAGCTTCATCCACAATGAACAGCATGTAGTCCTCATGGAAGCCCTGCATATTCTCAGGCTTGGTTGCCGTCCGGGCTGTAGCGAACCAGCGTTCCTCATAATTTTTCATGTATATCTTGGTTTTAGTCCATTTCAGGATACGTTTCAGGATAGGGCTTTGTGACTGCCACTTGCTGATCTCTGCCCATAGTACGTCATTCAACTGTTGTCGTGTTGGAGCTGTACAAACAACGCGCGGGAACGGGAAACAACATAAAAACCATAGCGCTATAGCCGCTTCAAGAGCGGTCTTCCCAACTCCCTGCCCGGACCGCACGGATACAAAACGATATTTTGCAATATCATCCGAAACGCTTTCTTGCCACTTATCAGGACTAAAATTCAGGATCTCCTTAAAGAATGTTTTAGGACTCTTCCGGTACACTGGCAGTCTCTTCTTGAATGCCGCCACCCGTTTCGTCATGCTCTCCACTTTCTTCGCCATCGTTCATTACCGCCTCTACCCAGTCATCAATAAGATCTTCTTCTGAATCGCCTTTTCCGTTTTTCAATTCTTCAATTTGAAGACGTGTCTTCTCGACCTGAGCCTGCATTTGATCAAGCTTCATACGGCGTTCGTCTTTCTCTGGCGCAATTGCCAAGAACTGCTTGATGGCACCTCGAAGCTCGGACATTGCTGCCGATTGAGCTTTTAGATAAGTAGCGTAACGGTCCCATGAAAATTGAAATTCGTATTCTTCTTTAATTGCCACCTGTTCAAGCTTTTTCTCTTTTTTAGTGCCAGTATTGTGTATTTCATATTCAACTTTTTTAAGTTCTTTAATCATTTCCTGTTTATTCTCAACGAACATGATCCGCTGCGCCCATACGATAGCTTGGAACTGAGTAGTTATGTTGTACCAAATCATATCTACCGGGTCCATTTCTTGAACAGCGTCCATGATTTCAATAAATTCGGGATTCTGAGGCATGAACTTACGGAAAAAACCATGCGTCACGGCCTTGTCGTTCCCAGAGGGTCCACCGCTTCCACCCTTATTCCCTTTTGCATTCTTATTCCCAGTTTGTCCACCGCGTTTTCTTTTCTCTGGTATCTCATCCCATTTGTCGAGCGCCTTCCATTTGCGAATACTGGAATCGCTGACCCCCAGCTTCATTGCGATATCTTTTAATTTCATCTCTCGTCCGCTGTCAATCCACATTTTCAGTGCTTTGCTCCTGTTTGGACTTCGCTCTCTGCTCACTTCATTTTTCACCACCACCAAAGTATTCGAGTTGGTTTTAACGCGCATGTCTAAAATAAATTTAGCGCTCCACTTGCATTTATTTCTCATGTTGTTCTAACGATTAGAAATCTACCACTTATTCAACTAGATACTGTAAAACTAATTCACTATAATATATATTCTCGGTAACTCGTAAAACACCGAGATTGCTTGATGCTATTTGTTTTGTTGTTCTTTCCCCGTTTTGAATTCACGGTTACCCGATTGTAGAGAATTGCTACAACTCAAAATCCCTCAAAACATCGTCTAAAGTGTCCTGAAGGATACCTACATAGCGTAATGTCACCTTCTGTTCAGTGTGATTGAACAGATCCATTAGTAACGCTATGTCCTTGGTTTCGTTGTAAAAATAGTACCCGAACGTCTTTCTCATGGAGTGGGTGCCGATTTCTTTTAAGCCAAACTGCCGTGCTACACCATTTAACATTTTGTAAGCCATACTGCTACTGATCGGCACAACCTCGGACCTTCTCTTTTTGTTCCGACTCGGGAATAAATAATCACTATCCAATTTCCCGGATATATATGCATCAAGTTCTTTGCGAAGGTTTTTGCGAATGGGGATGTTCTTTCTTTTCTTCGTTTTCTTTTCAGTAATTACAATATGGCTTCCTTTGACTGAGCTGACCTTCAAGGGTAAAATATCCGATATCCTCAATCCTGTGTTGATTCCAACCAAAAACAAAATGTAGTCCCGTTCATTTTTCTCTTTCAAATATTGCTTAATGGCCTCCAGCTTTTTAGAATCGCGGATCGGCTGAACGAAGTTCAC